ACGCCAACAGCAATCCGGCAGTGGTCACCGCGCCAGTCTCTTTGGGACCGACAGCGCAAAAGCAGTTGCTACAAGCCAAGTACTCTAAACTAAAAAGGAATAAAAGATAATGAGAACAATTGACAACATCAGGCGATTCAGACTTTCGGATACTTTTGTGGAGCCATATAAAGTCAAAGAAGTTCCATGGGGGCCTTTGGGCTACGTTACTTTTAAGAGAACATACGCCAGAAGACTAAGCGAGTTTAATCCAGAAGCCACCGGCACTGAAGAATGGTGGCAAACCTGTCGTCGAGTTGTTGAAGGAATGTTCAACATGCAGAAACAGCATGTATTTATGCTTGGCTTAGAGTGGAATGATGCCAAAGCTCAACGTACTGCCAAAGACGCTTACGAGCGCTTGTTCACTCTAAAGTGGACACCGCCCGGTCGAGGCTTATGGATGATGGGCACTAAGTTTATTGAGGAACGCACGGCCGCTGGCTTATTTAATTGCGCCTTTCGCTCCACGCGCGATCTGCCCACTAAGGGCGGCTATCTTTTCGCTTGGATGATGGACGCCCTGATGGTTGGCATCGGCGTGGGCTTTGATACAGAGGGAGCCGGCACCTTAAGCATTTGTGAGCCACAGTATACGAATGATGTGCTACCCATAGACGACTCGCGAGAAGGCTGGGTAGACTCCGTACATACTTTACTTGATGGCTTCTTTTTTGGATCCAAGGTACCGAAGTTTGATTACTCCGGCATTCGCCCAGAGGGCGCACTGATCCATGGCTTTGGTGGAACCTCTTCAGGGGCTGGACCACTGATCGAATTGCATCAAAGTTTGATCGATTTGTTTTCACCAAAAATTGGTGAAACTATCACTTCGGTCGATATCGTGGACACAGAAAATCTAATTGGTCGCTGCGTAGTCTCTGGAAATGTACGCCGCTCCGCCGCTCTCGCAATGGGTAAGCACGATGACAAGAGATACCTTGAGATGAAGAACGATTCCGAGAAGCTGATGCACCACCGTTGGGGTTCTAACAATTCCTTCAACGCAGTGGTGGGCATGGACTATACTTGGCACGCTGCCCAATCCCAGAAGAATGGTGAGCCAGGATATATATGGCTCGATAACGCCCGCACCAGAGGAAGATTTAAAGATGATCTCCGGTATGATGATATCAATGTAGCAGGCTTTAATCCTTGTGTTGAACAGCAGTTAGAGGATGCAGAGCTTTGTTGTTTGGTGGAGACATATCCAGCAAAACATGAGGATATGGAGGACTATCTTCGTACCCTTAAGATCGCTTATCTTTATGGAAAGACGATTACCCTCTCGAACACACACTGGCCAGAAACAAACGCTAAAATGTTAAAGAACCGACGTATCGGCTTATCGCAGTCTGGTGTTGTTCAGGCTTTTAATAAGTTTGGTCGCCGAGAAGTTTACGAAATGTGTGATAAAGCATATGAGCACGTTAAACTATTGGATGAAGAATACTCCAACTGGTTATGTATTCCCAAGTCAGTTAGAATGACATCCATTAAGCCATCTGGCACAGTGTCCTTGCTCAATGGGTCTACTCCTGGCATTCATTTTCCGGAGAGCGAATTTTATATTAGAAGGATTCGATTCGCGGAAAGCTCAGAGATGCTTGAGCAGCTAGCGGAAGCAGGCTATAAAATAGAGAAAGACTCATATTCTCCAAATACAATGGTGGTAGAGTTCCCTGTACATGAGCCATACTTCCAGAAGGGCAAAAAAGACGTCTCTATCTGGGAGCAACTTGAGATTGCAGCGCAGTACCAACACTATTGGGCAGATAATTCAGTCTCAATCACGGTGACTTTCAACGAGAACGAGTCGACTCAGATTAAGAGTGCTTTAGAGATGTATGAGACGCGCCTAAAAGCGGTTTCCTTCCTGAAGTATCAGGAGACTGGGTATGTACAGGCACCGTACGAGCCAATCACGGAAGAAGAATACAATAATATGTCAGCAGCTATAAAGCCCATCCAACGCATGTCTTTCGATGAAGGCGGCGCCGGTAGCAAGTTTTGTACTAACGATACATGCACAATTTAAAACGAGGAAACAATGTTTAAACCACTAAATAGACACATTCAAATCGAACTCGGAGCCCCCGACACAAAGGAGACCACTACAGGTATATTGCTGCCGGATGACTTTAAGGTAACAGAAGAAAGATACACAACGGCCACCGTAGTAGCCACATCACAAGACGTCAAGCTATCAGAATCGCTACAGAAAGGAACCCAGGTAGTTGTTGATAGGACGATGATAGAGGAGATTAACTTTGGCAACAAAAGCATCAATGTTATTTTAGAGAACTATATATTAGGTATAATTTCTTAACTAAAGAGAACAGGGGAAGATGGAATGCCTATTGATAAAAACTTTTATAACGAGGCTTCTTCTGCTAAGCTCGGCTGGGATCCTAGCTGGTTTGGGGAGAAGTACTTCGATGATAAGTTAACCAGAGCAATTAAGAAATGGCAAAAGAAAAACTATCTAACAGCCGATGGTCTCTGTGGCCCTAGCACTTTCCGTCGCTTATGGACTGAGCGACAGGCAGAGATCGACATCCACAAGCCAACTGAGTGTAGATATTCAAATTATATTATCTACAACAATGAATTTTTCCCAATTAAGTGGGACAAGGTTGTTCTATGGTCAGAGAAAGGTGGGTTTAAAGCAAGCCCCGGCACACACTACAGTTATGCCGGCCGCCCAAAGAGAGGTGTTCGCTATTTTGTAAATCATTGGGATGTTTGCCTGAGTTCCAGGTCGTGTCAATCCGTCTTGGACAAGCGAGGCATCTCAGTTCACTTCTTAATTGACAATGATGGTACAATCTATCAAACTCTGGACATGCAGCATGGAGCATGGCATGCCGGCTCCGAGCGTGCCAACCGTGCGTCTGTTGGTGTTGAAATTTCAAATGCTTATTACCCAAAATATCAAGATTGGTATGTTAAAAATGGATTTGGTGAGCGACCCCTTATGGAAGATACCTGGGTGCATCACGATAAGTTGGAGCCATTCTTGGGATTCTATCCACAGCAGCTTGAGGCTCTTAAGGCGCTATGGAGAGCCATTCACGCAGCTACAGATATACCATTTGAAACACCACTGAACCAATTCAACAACACCTCCACTCAGTATGAGCAGGACGTTACGTACGGCAAGTTCACTGGGTTTGTGAGCCACTATCATGTTAGCAAGAAAAAGATCGATTGCGCAGGTTTAGATATTAAAACCTTATTAGAAGAAGTTACCGAGGAAGATAGAACAGGATATATAACTGCCGGTGACGTGTGTGATGATTGATTATTGAGTATAACAACGTAGTTCTGGGTAGTTCCTTAAGCGCGATTCTGTTCGCAGCCCAAAATTTTTTCCCCGTAGTTTTTTCAGATTTTCGAAAACCATTCAGGTTTGATTACTTTGAGCCTACAGTTGATTTATCTTTTTTGAATCTACCAAATGGCCTCGCGGCCAAAAGTTTAACGACACATCAAGGACTAATCGACGTTGGACTATCCAAGAGTTTGGTCTGGGAGCGCCTAATGTTCCTATTATCAATGCGGGGGTCTGTGCCTCTTTCTAATTTATGTAGAAATATGCGGGCATCCGATAACAAGATAACATGTTATAATGAATATTCAAAAATAGCAGAGATAAGGTTTGAGAACTGTTATTATTTTGGAGATGATAACGTCCAAGGGCTTTTTGAACAAAAAGTGCTTGATAATTGCGAATATACGTGCTATGATTGGATAGCATTTAATAAGGGAGGTAAACATGAGATTGACTTTATTGAGACAAACGATGATTTTGTTAAACGAATATGGTTTTACTCGTCAGACCGTATTGATGGAAATACTGCTGTTAAAGATGCTTGTGTCGTGTCAGTATTGACACACGAGCAGGTCCGAGACTTCAACTATTCGGAGACTATGGCAAAGTTTAAGATGCTATCCGAGATGGAATCGAGGGGTATGAAGGGCCAGTTTAATGGCTATAGCCCAAACGGCAACCCCAAACATTACAAATTTAAGACAACACACACAAGAAGAGAGAAATATGCACAAGAATATAATGCGCCTTTCAAGGTCAGCGGCTTTAAGACTAAAAAGTTCAATGAAGAACAGGCTTACAAAAATTTACAGTCAACTCAACTGGGCTACGATAGATTTTTAAGAGGTTTAGATGAGCAACCACATACACACAGCAGGAATAATACCGGTAGCTAACCTACAAACAGATATAGCTACTCCGGTACCAGAAGTCCTACTACCAGTCAATAATGGATTTACAGCGATTCAAAAGTCTGTTTTTGAATGTGCGATGGCAGGCTGTAACACAATCTGGATTGTTGCGAATAATGATTTGGCCCCGATTATTAGAAAGGTGGTCGGTGACTGGGTTTATGACCCCGTTTACTACGAGAGAACTTTTACTAAATTTTATTCGGATCATCGGCGCGAGATACCTATTTATTATGTCCCGATACACCCTAAAGATCGCGCTCGTCGCGATTCATACGGGTGGTCAATTTTATACGGCGTGTACTCTTCGTGGTACGCAGCATATAAAATATCAAAATGGATAACCCCACAGAACTATTATATTAGCTTTCCAATGTCTGTATATGACGCCCATGGCATAAGAAACCATAGGAAGAGTATCTCCAATTCGAAATCTAATTTTTTTCTAAAACACAACAATAAAACAGCGAAAGATGGAGAATTACTATCTTTCACAATGAAAGGAGACGATTTTAAAGCATGCCGAAATCTAATAAACAAAACAACAACAAGGGAGTATTTACCCCCCTTACCCAACCAAAAGTATCCAAATCAAAAGCTTCCACTAGACGACAGATGGACGGCAAGAAGCTTTTCGCTGGAGCAGATACTAAGCCCGCTGAGTGAAGACTCTGGAATATATGCCGAATTAGATTGGCATTACGATATCTCAACGTGGCAGGGCTACGTTGAATATCTGGGATCAGAAAATATTATAGAAACTCCAAGAAAAGAGTTGACTTTGCCACACACACATGTTAATATACCTTATGTGGATTGAGTTCGATACTGAGAAAACAACGTTAGGTCGTGTCCCAGTAGGCGGACTCTTTACTTATAACAACAAAATTTGGATTATGGTTAACACACTTGTCGGAAAAGGTAAGCGACTCGTAGTAAATGTAGGAAATGGCTGCAGAGAGAGTTTTTTACTTGCATCTTCGGAAGAAGTGTGTTATATTATAGAAGCTAAGAACATACAGGAGGGCACTAATGGATCGCATTGATTCTAAAATTAAATTTGTTGGACTACACGCACACTCAGTGGCGGGGTCTATCTTTGACGCAATCGGGTACCCAGGTGCCCATATGAATTACTGTTATCAGAACGGCGGCGATGCTTTAGCATTGACTGACCATGGTAATATGAACGGGTTAGCATACCAAGTGCTGCACGCAAAGAAGATGAAGGAAGAAGGTAAAGACTTCAAGCCTATCTTTGGGTGTGAGGCTTATTTCATCCCCTCTATCGACGAGTGGCGAGAAGAATATACGAGAGCGATGGAAGATAAGAAGCGGGCCCGTGCCGCCAAGAAGGACGCCCAGTCAGGCGCCACGGTTGAGGATGAGGGAAATAGTAAGAAGACTCAGGATGTTCTTCGCCGCCGTAGGCACCTCGTTCTCCTTGCACAAAATCAGACAGGGTTGAACAACCTGTTTAAGCTCGTCTCAGAGTCCTACAAGAGCGAGAATTTTTATAGGTACCCTCGTATAGACTATAAACTTTTAAAGAAGTACAACGAGGGAATCATCGCCGCTAGCGCGTGTCTTGGTGGTGTGTACGCTGGAAACTACTGGGAGAACCGTGATGAAGGCGAAGAAGCTGTGTTGGAAGCCATGCGCGAGACAACACAAAACATGGTAGATATTTTCGGTGATCGCTGGTATGCCGAGATCCAATGGAATAACATCAAAGAACAGCACGAACTCAACAAGTATGTTGTTCAGACAGCACAAGAAATGGATGTGCGCTTGATTAGTACCGCAGACAGTCACTACCCGACTCCTGACGCTTGGAAGGATCGTGAGCTATATAAACAACTGGGTTGGCTTGGTAAAGGTCGTCCATCGTGGGCAGATGAAGAGTCACAACTCCCCGCTGGAGTCGAGGAGATCGGCTATGAGTTGTACCCAAAGAACGGTGATCAAATCTGGGAAAGCTACAAACAGTATTCAGAATCTACGGGGTTTGAATATGACGACGACATGGTTCTCAAGAGTATCGAAGAAACCCATCACATTGCTCACGATAGAATCGAAGCATTCCTCCCAGACAATACAGTCAGGCTTCCAGAGTTTGTTGTGCCTGCGGGATTCACTGCCACTCAAGCGCTTGTTAATTATGCACTTGAGGGACTAAAAGACAAGGGTCTACACAAAAATAAGGAATATACTGATCGCCTGAGACAAGAGCTTAACGTTATTGATGAGCGAGGGTTCTCAAAATACTTCCTCACGATGAAGTCAATCGTGGATGTCGCCACTGATATGATGTTGACTGGGCCAGGCCGCGGCTCCGCTGCGGGCTCGCTTGTAGCCTATGCATTGAACATCACACAGGTTGATCCAATCAAGTATGATCTTCTGTTCTCGCGATTCCTCCGCTCCGATGCGGAGGACTATCCAGATATTGACTACGATGTGTCTGATAGTATGGCCCTGAAGGAAAAGCTCGTCGAGATGTGGGGCGAGGACTGCGTTGCTCCAATCTCTAACTGGAACACTTTGCAACTTAAATCTCTGATTAAGGATATCTCTAAGCTGTATAACATTCCGTTTACTGAGGTGAATACAGTTACCTCCATCATGATCCGTGAAGCCACACCAGAAGCCAAACGAAAGCACGGGATCAAAGCCGGCATCTATGCGCCAACGTGGGAAGAAGTCATGGAGTACTCACCAGCATTGAGGTCGTACTTAAACAAATATCCGCAAGTTAAGACACACGTCGAAGGTCTTGTGGGTCAGGTGCGCTCATGCTCCCGTCATGCAGGCGGCGTTGTTATTGCGGAGAATCTTGACACCAACATGCCACTGATTAACTCAGGCGGTGTGCGTCAGGCTCCGTGGGCAGAAGGTCAGAACGTGCGACACCTTGAGCCGATGGGCTTCATTAAGTTCGATTTACTTGGACTGTCTACTCTTAAGATGATGGAGGGTTGTATTGAACATATCCTCCGCCGGCATCACGGTGTGGAGAACCCAACTTTCACACAAGTGCGAGACTACTACGAAGAAAAGCTACACCCCGATAAGATGGATATGCACGATACTTCAATCTATGAGAACATCTTTCACAGTGGTAAGTGGGCTGGTGTCTTTCAGTTCACGGAGCCGGGTGCTCAACAATTCTGCGTGAAGGCGAAGCCGAACAACATCATCGATGTGTCAGCTATCACTTCCATCTTCCGACCCGGACCACTTTCGGCCGGCGTCGACTCAGATTACGTAGAAGCAAAGGGTCACCCACAACGAATCAGCTACTTGTCTGATGAAGCTCGCGAGATTACTGAAGAAACTTATGGATTCCTAATCTTTCAAGAGCAGATTGCATTGCTGGCTCACAAGCTTGGCGGGTTGACTCTCGATGAAGGCAATATGCTCCGAAAGGTTCTCACAAAGAAGGGAACAGGTAAGGGCTCAGTAAAGGGTAAGTTGCACGACAAGTTTATCAAGGGCTGCGTTGAGAATAACATCGCCCGCGATGAAGCGCAATCACTCTGGGACAAGTTTGAATTCTTCTCTGGCTACGGCTTCAACAAGTCACATGCTGTAAGCTACTCAATTATTTCGTACCAGTGCGCTTGGCTGTGGAACTACTATCCAGCAGAATGGATGGCAGCATTCCTAGATAAAGAGCCAGAGACGCGGAAGGAGAAAGCTATTAATATTGCCAAGCAATATGGATTCGACATCGCACCTTTGGACGTCAACAAGTCTGGGACAGTGTGGGAGATCTCAAAAGATGCCAAGACACTTATTCAGCCTCTGACATCGATCAAGGGTCTGGGAATGGCGGCTATTGAACAGATTCTCGCTAATCGACCGTTAAACAATGCAGAAGAACTATTATTCAACGAGGGTATAACTTACTCGAAGTTGAACAAGAAGTGCTTAGATGCATTATGTCGCGGCGGAGCCTTGGACAAGATTGTGGACGACCGATTTACAGGGCGCAAACACTTTTGGTCAGCATGTATTGTCGACCGACCTAAGAATCTAAAAAAGCTCGGAGAGAATATCGATCTATATCGACCAGAAGGAGACTTCTCCGAGTCAGAAATTATCCAGTTTAAGTCAGACTTAACTGGAGTATTCCCAATGAATCTGGTTATCAAGCCTGAGACTATTCAAAGGCTGCACGATAAATTTGTTCCTCCGATCTCTGAGTTTGATCAAGAACTGCAGGTGTGTTGGTTCATTCCCCGTAAGATTGTGCCGAAGAAAACAAAGAAGGGTAAAGACTACTGGATCGTCGAAGTCATTGACTCCAACAACGAACTAACTAGAATTAGATGCTGGGGCATTAAACCAGAGAAGGACCGAGTTCACTTGAATCGCCCGTACATGGCGCGCCTGAAGTATGATGAGAACTGGGGCTTTTCAACCTATGCTGTCGGCAAGACATTTAAATTATTAGGATAAGAACACATGAATATACTTAAGACGTTTAGTCCATTATTAAAAGAACCTAAGCTCATTGATGATTTGCCGATTGTAATCCGCGTTAACAAATTTGATCAAGTCGCAGCGAAGTCTTTCTCCTCGCTGATGTCGAAAGCACAGAACACCGGACAGCCAGTGGTGCCCATCGTTATTGACAGCTACGGTGGGCAGGTGTACAGCCTCATGTCAATGATATCCGACATCAGACACAGCCGAATTCCAGTAGCAACAATTGCGCAGGGCAAAGCTATGTCATGTGGCGCCATACTCTTTAGTTTCGGCAAGGAAGGGATGCGATATATGGATCCCGACGCGACTCTAATGATTCACGACGTTAGTTCGATGGCATGGGGCAAAGTAGAAGAGGTTAAAGTGAGCGCGGAGGAAACTGACCGCCTTAACCAGAAGATTTATCGCATGATGGCTGTTAATTGTGGCCACCACGAGGAATACTTTCTTGATATTGTGCACGATAAGGGTCACGCTGATTGGTTTTTAGATTCTAATGAATGCAAAAAGCACAATCTCGCGAATGAGGTACGTGTCCCAGAATTAAAAATAGAAACAAAGATTCAATTCAGCTTTAAGTGATTCTACTTATGGTATGTCGGTTACTAAAAGAATTAAATGGCAACGCGCTCTGGGGCAGCTTCGATATAATTACGAAGAGCTTGGATTCATAGAACAGATAAGCAAAGAGTATGCGGTAGAATTTCAGGCATACTATGAGCAATATTGCGCCAAGCGCGGAGTTAATATTTCAGAATTAAATAACCAAAACCGTGAAAGAGTAAATACGTTATACAATATTGAAAAAACAATACCAAGCGAGGAACACGAGCCAGAATCCCAAGTGGGACCAGCGAATGATACGGACATAACTCTGCACAAAGGTTCCTCCCAGAAGGATAAAGAAAAGGAGTACCAAATGACTGCCGATGAAATAGCAGTACACGAAGCCTTCTCCCGACTCTTTAAGCGAATCGCCCTTAAGATTCACCCTGACAGACTGCAGAGTGATATATCAGCAGCAGAACGTCAGACCAGCATAAATATGTTCCAAAAAGCCAAGAAGTCACTTGAGGACAGAAAATATTATGTTTTACTTGATATTGCCACACAATTAAAAATATCAACCCCCAAAAATTATTCCCAGCAAACACGCTGGATGAAGAAAGAGAACATTGAAATTGAACAACGAGTCATGCACGCCAAGTCTACATACAACTTCATTTTCTCAGAACTTGAGAGTGACGAAGAGAGAGATCACTTGATAAGAAATTTTATCCGACAAGTTTTTCAGATTCATACAGAATAAGTTGTTGACATTACGTCCAGCATCTGTTATATTAATATAGTAAACACAAAAGGAGGGTCAGATGGCCACAACAAATGAAGAGAGAAAGCGCTACGTTAGGGAATATATTCGTTCCTTGGTAGCAATTGAGGAGGCAATGGAGCCCTATAAGGATCAGAAGCGTGACTTGCGAACTGAATTTCGTGAAAATGGCTGGCTAGATACTGATGAGATTCGAGCAGCCGTAAAGGCGTATCGCCTTTTTAAGGGCAAGGTCAACATCGACGAAGTTGTTGAGAACTTTAATATGATTTCTGGAAATGATGGAGGTGAGAGTTGATTATTCAATATTCTAAGACTCGCCACAACTCACGAACACCCCAACGCGCCAACCCCTCTGATGCCGGCCTTGATGTATTCTATTGCCCAGAAGAAGCAAATGCTGCTGGCAAGTGGCTGTCGCCAGGAACATCCAGCTTGTTCCCCACTGGGCTTAAATTTGGTATACCTCACGGCTATATGTTGGAGGTAAAGAATCGTTCTGGTGTAGCTGCTCGCCGTGGACTGATTGTCGGGGCTTGCGTTGTTGATTCCGGATATAGTGGAGAGGTGTTTGTTGATCTTCATAACATTGGCAGAGAGCCCCAGTTTGTCACCCCAGGCGATAAAATTGCACAGCTTGTAATGACCCCAGTGGTACACTTCAATGCGCAAGAATCAACGTCAGAGGAGCTTTATTCAGAGGCAATTACAATAAGTGGTCGTGGTGACGGCGCATTAGGGAGTACAGATGGATAAGAATACAAAACAAGTCATGTTCAGTTCAAAGACTGGCAATTGGGCAACACCCCAAGAATTTTTCGACAAGCTAAGTTGGAGATTTGGTCCTTTCGATTTGGATCCTTGTGCAAGCACCCACAACACAAAGTGTGCTAACTTCTTCACCAAGTCCGAGAACGGATTGGAGAAAGACTGGGAAGGGTTTACGTGCTTTGTTAACCCTCCATATGGAAGAGGTATTGACAAGTGGATCGAAAAAGGTTATAATGAAGCTATGAAGAATGATACAAAGGTTGTGATGCTAATCCCAGCCCGCACCGATACAAAGTATTGGCACAAGTATGTGATGAAAGCATCAGAGATTCATTTTGTAAAGGGTCGCCTAAAGTTTGGCGATAGTAAGAATTCCGCACCATTCCCATCAGCGGTCGTAGTATTTGACGGTGGCGATGAGTTGTGGAGAGTAGAAGGCATTAATAAGTAAGGAGAATAACAATGACCGAAGATATTTTAAATGCAGCAATCCAAAAGCTGCGAGCAATGGCGCTAGAACAATATGCGCTGATTAAGGATACAGTCCATAATCCGGCTACGCCCGAAACTGTTACAACGATTAGTAGTTGTGCAGTCAACTTAGCGCAGCTTGAGGGGGCGATGATTACTCTGCAGCAGTACTCGCCGACAATTCTGGCTCTCACTGATGCCGAGAAATTAGCTGCAGCCGCTGTCGAACAGCCGACGCCAGAGGAAGAGTCCCCCGAAGAGGCCGTCATCACCGACAAGGACTTAGTTGAAAGATCTTCTTCCTTTAGAAAGTCCCAAGGACTGAAGCCGAAGGTGTCTAAGCCAAAGCCAAAAAAAGGAAAGAAGTAGATGAACCGAAAGCAACGACGAGCGGCAGCGAAGGTCGGCAAGGAGAACGACATCTCTGATCAGGTAGCGATGTTTCAAAATTTGCCAGACGAATGTCTGGCGTGTTTAAAACCCTTTGATAAGAAGGACAAAGCCATGGCTTTTACGTGGAATGTCGTTATTAAAGATAAGGACACAGTAAGGCTTTATTGCCCAGAGTGCTGGAACAAGGCTCAAACAGCAGTTAAAGAATTTAGAGAGGAGAGAGAAAAATGAGTGTAACAAGAATTTCGGAAGACGGACTCAAGCAGATTTTAAATAATCGAGTACTCACACCGGTGACATGTATAGTTAAATTTTATTCAAATAGTTGCCACATGTGCCATTCACTACAGGAGTACTTCGTGACCATCGCAGAACAGTATAAGCTAGATCCCAATATAGTATTTTATGCATACAATGTTGATGACGATCCATCTATTGAAAAACGGCTAAGCTTCACCGGGGTACCCACTATCCTAGCAATAAATCCAAACCCAGATTTACCTCCACGTATGCTCGCGGAGCACAAAGTCATGCCGGAACCAGAAGACCCCCATAAGAAGACTTGGTATAAAGTTAGAGATATAAAGAATTTCATCGAACAAGAGAGAATAAAGTGAATCAAAAGTATAACCTGTCATATGATGACGTATTACTACAGCCCCAGTACTCAGATATAAAGAGCAGGGCCGAGATTGATCTTCAGACCGATTTAGGAAGAGAACTCAAATTGCATCTTCCGGTATTCTCATCTCCGATGGATACAGTTTCTGAAAGCCAGATGGCTATTGAGTTGTCTGCCATAGGCGGCGCCGCAATTATCCATCGCTACAATACAATTGCTGAACAGACCAACCACTTGTCGGAAGCACTTCGTTCTGGCGCCACCAATGTTGGGGTAGCAGTCGGAGTATCGGGCGACTTCTTGGAACGCGCATTGTGTGCGGCTAAGGTGGGGGCAACATTTATATGTGTAGACGTTGCACATGGCCACCATGTGTTAATGAAGGAAGCTCTCCATCATTTACGTAGAAATCTTGATGATAGTATTCATATTATGGCAGGGAATGTCGCCACTCTTGAGGGTGTTAATGACCTGTCGGACTGGGGAGCAGACTCTGTGCGTTGCAATATCGGCGGCGGCTCTATCTGTTCGACCAGAATCCAAACTGGCCACGGGGTACCCGGCTTGCAGACTATTATGGATTGTGCTAAGACGGATCGCGATGTGGCTATTATTGCTGACGGAGGTCTTCGCAATTCTGGCGATATAGTAAAAGCCCTGTCTGCCGGTGCTGACGCTGTTATGTGTGGTTCACTGCTAGCGGGTACGACCGAGACACCCGGATCAGTAATTAAAGATTCACTAGGTCATTCTTGGAAAGAGTACCGAGGAATGGCATCCAAAGAAGCACAAATGAGTTGGCGTGGAAAATATTCCTCCTTCGAAGGTGTCACCAGTAGAATACCTTTTCGCGGCCCAGTCAGAAAAATCTTAGAGGACATTGAAAGAGGCGTACGCTCCGGGTTCTCATACTCCGGAGCCAAAAATCTAAATGAACTACAGGCAAAGGCTCAGTTTCTTATACAAACCACCTCTGGTCTGTCCGAAAGTCACACACATATCACTACGAGGAAGTGGTGATGTCAACAGAAATAGAATACGGAAAACTAACGAAGCGGATAGTGTTCACCGAGAATGATCACAGGCACGCACAATTGGTTTTAAAGTTGAAGCATGATGGACTGAAACAATCACAGTTCTTTCGCTCGCTAATAACTGCGTATCTTGCAGGAGATGATAGAATACAATCTTATGTTGACGAAATAAGCTCTCTGTCCAAGGAGCGTAAAACAAAGTCTAAGAAGCTCCGTTCCGATGGACAGCAGAAGATTAATGATTTTGGGTTTACTGACGGGGAGATAGACAATATATTCGATCTGATCGAAGAGGAACATCCAGAACTATGACTAAAGACGGTCTACTATCTTGTTCTCGAAAATGCAGAGAACTAAAAACGGCATGCCCTAATAAAGAATGTCGAATGTGGATAGATTTTAAAAAAGAGCATAATTGTGCTTTGATATCTATTTATGAAAACGGACCAATGACTTTACGTGAAATTGCTGAACGCTCTGGCATATCATTTGCAAGAGTAAAACAGATAGAAACGAAAGCAGTTGGGAAGATTAAAAACACTAATATTTTAAGTTGTTTTGAATTTTAGGGAACTATAAGCAACTAAACACTATTTACAATTGAGTTTCGCAAAACCTTAAGGAGATTTTATAATGGCTCGTAAAACTTTACTAACAGAGGGCGAACTTCGCCGCTTTATGAAACTCGCTAGCATGCGTCCGCTTGGCGAGGAGAAGATTCAAGAGATGGGGTACGGAAAAGCACCCGCTGCTCGCGATGATGAAATGGACGACGAAGAAGAAATGGACATGGGTCCACCTGATATGGGTGCGGAAGAAGCCCCTGTTGACGAATTACCCATGGACGACGAGCCAGCAATGGACGACGAACCAGCTTTAGATGCTGAACCAGAAGGTGACATGGAGCTTTCTGACGATGAAGCACAAGCAATTATCGATTTGGCCGATAAACTCCGCGCTGCAATGGGTGGCGAAGGAGAGGCTGAAGGCGAGATGGACTTGGAGCCAGAAGAACCAGAAATGGCAATGGACGCGGAACTCGAAGGAGGTGATACCGAGCTACCCGACGAAGAGCCAATGATGGAAGGCGAAGAAGAAAAAGAAGAAGTTGTCGGAAAAAATGACGATGATGTCGTCGCAGAGGTGGCACGCCGTGTCGCTGAGCGCCTTCAAGCTGAGAGCAAGAAGGAAGAGATTGTCAATCAGCTTGCTGAGAGAATCATGAAGAGACTCACTAAATAACTTGACAAAAGACATCGAGCCTGTTATAATATTAACCACTAGTCTTTACTAGTGGTTAATTTTTTGGAGTATACATGGGACATATTTGGTGGCTATATCTGTTAGTTTTTGCGTTCGGGTATCTTACCTGCAAAACATTTTATTTCCTCAAGGAAATACGTCTAGGGCTTGTAATGCTCAAGATTTCACATTGTCTCTCGCTGTACACAATTGTTAGAGGGGTAGAGAGCTTGGAATATACCAAAGCTATGCGCCTTAATGAACTGCGACTCAGGGAAGAAAGCGAGCGAAATGTTAAAGCATATCAATTAAATTTTGATGCTGAGATAAAACTTTATAAAGATAAGTCGGTTAGGGAGATAATTAATATGCACCCCAAGTTTTATCGTGATCTTGTTGAGTACGATGATTGGGATTCTGCAATGCGCTTCTTGAATGAAGAAGGCATCGAGTACATAAAACACTTTATCCACAAAGAGGGAACCTAAGAAGATGATTAAAGAGATCAAAAAAGCAATCAAGACATTGCTTGAAGTAGAAGCAGAAGAGCCAAAAAACACAGCCCCACCAGATGCTGGCCAAAAGATCGTTATTCTCGATCCGTCTTCCTTGAGCGAGGAGATGCTCGCGGAAGAGCCCGATCCGATGAACACCATCGGCTTATTTTGTGATGTAACCGAAGAAAAAGTTGCAGAGGTCATTCATGGGTTGCTGTATTTGGATCACCTATACGCGAATTCAAACCCAGAGAAAAGAAAGCCAATTGATTTTTACGTGTCAACATATGGCGGCTCGGCTGACGATATGTTTTCGTTATATGATATTATGCGTAACGTGAAAGAGAATAATGAGATACACACTATCGGAATGGGCAAGGTAATGTCAGCCGGAGTACTCATCTTGGCCGCCGGAACACAAGGTAAACGCAAGATTGGCGCAAATTGTCGTGTTATGATCCACTCGGTCTTGGGCGCCAACCATGGATCACTACACAACATGATAAATGAGATGGAAGCAATCGAACAACTCCAAGACATGTATATCAGTTGCTTGGCAGCCAACACTAAAATGACAAAGTCTCAAATCAAGAAAATGCTTGAACGCAAAGTAAATGTTTATTTAACTGCCGAAGAAGCTGTCGAATTGGGCATCGCTGACATAATTATTTAAGGAGAAGAACATGTCTGAATTATCTGAGATCATAAAAGAAGAATATTTGAAAGAGGTTAGCAAACTCAATATAGGTACGCTACTGGAGATGGTTGAGGAGGTGATGTCCTCGCAAACCAACGAACTGGACGCCCCCGATGTAAGCTCTGTTTCCGACGAAGAAGCCATAGAAATGATCTTAAAAATGATCCCCAACATTGAGGTATCAGAAATCGGATGGTCAGATGTGCGTACCCCTGACGATGACGAGGCAAAAGAAATCAAAGGACCACAAAGGCAATTGCTTGAAGGTTACTTAAGCAACATTCAAGGTTCTGACTTTGCCGAGAAGATTAAAAGCGTGTCACAATTCTACACGAATGGTATCAGTATGGTTGAGGCTCAAGCAGGTGACGAAAGAACTAAAAGAATTTCCCAAGCTATCTCTTACCTTGTGTTCTATAAAACTTTAACAAAAGTTATCACAAACTTTAACGCGTCGTCTGCGGGCTTCAGCTTTGAATCGTTCTTGGCAGCACTCGTAAATGGTTATCAGATTCCAGCCAATACAGGCACAATTGCCGACTACGTAGACAGATCTACTGGCGAAGAAATCCCAGTCAGTCTTAAGCTATATAAAGAAGGCAATCTAGAGGTTGGTGGTAGCTATACAGATCTTGTGAGAGATCTGATCGAACCCAAATGGCCAGGCGCCATTGACGGAGCAATGCGCTACGTCGTTTGCACGAAGACTCTATCTGGCGACGATCTAGAACAAGAAGGGCGGATTGATTTCTATCAGTTTGATATTAGCCTTAAAAATGTTATGAATATCATTGCTTCTTCGAAAGAAAAATCACAGCAGTGCATTAGGATCCCTAAAGAGATTGCCAGCGCTCTCAAAGCCGGCAGAGTTGATGGTCTCAGTATGTCCAACACACTCCCCGGTGAAGCCAACTTACCAAGCGCCGAGGATTTAGAAAAATTATTCATAAAATATCTTAATGCGATTTTAACTCAAAAAGAAATAGCACTTTCGCAAATGCAATCACAACAGTTACTCCAAGCGCTCGATTATGGTAAAAAAGACGACTTATTTAAAGATTGGACACCCAAGTTAGGTGATGAAAAGGTTAATAAAGGTGTGGTGAGAGGACGCTCTTCAATTAATAAAGAATATGTCAAAGATATTACAAAAGATTTTGATTGGAATTCGCCCTTAACATTGCCTGATGGTAGAACACTACGATCCGATGCATTAGCCACCATTGTTGTTGGAGCCAATAATGCCGTAGTCGATGATCAAAAGAAGCAAAAACTAGCAGACAAACGCAGCCAGGAGATTAAACGTATGGTTGCCGAAGGTGAATTTTTAAGCCCAGAAGAGTCAGCAAAAGCATACACTGATATGGGTGACCGCCAAAGAAGGGTTGCGTTGGAAAATAGTTGGGGCTATCTCACAAGGGGTCACTTTTCTCTTAATCAAAAACAGGCGATAAATCAAGGGCCACCCACGAGCACACTGAATATAGGCTCTATTAATGTTGGTCGCGAAGAGGTTGCGAAGGTAGTCGGCAATATTAGAGAGATCCTGAACGAAGAAGTAATGGAGATTTTCCAGTCCCTTAAGATCCTTTCAGACAGTTTAAATACGTTCTTCGCCGGCGGCCTTGAGAACGATTCCTTGGCTAGCGCTTCTGTTGAAAACGCAAATAATATTAGTTCCAAAGAAATCTTACAAACTAAGAAATAGTGCTTGACATTTTAGTGTTTCGGGGCTATAATAAAGAATAACTATAAGAGGTGTCAATGTCCAGACAATATTCGGATAACCAAACATTACAGCAGAAAATTATTAGAGGAGCCAACGTATTAGCAGACAACGTAGCTTCCACGCTTGGACCGAGAGGTCGAAATGTCTTGCTACAAGAGAAGGGACAAACGCCTTTCATTACAAAAGATGGTGTCACTGTCGCGCAATTTGTCGCCCTTGATGATCCATTTGAAAATGCCGGCGCACAGATTATTCGCCAAGCAGCGATTGAGACTAACAACGAAGCCGGCGATGGAACGACTACCTCGACGGTTCTAGCGCGCGCAATCCTTAGAGAATCCCAAAGGTTTGTTACGTCTGGCGTCTCTCCAACAGAGCTTCAGCGTGGCATCGACCTAGCGGCCAAAGAGGTGGTTAATAATCTAAAGAACCTGTCTACTCCCATCACCAGTATCGATGATATTGAACAGATTGCAACTATATCAGCTAACAATGATTCGACGATTGGAAAGCTTATTGCGACAGCATTAGATAAGGTTGGACAAGATGGCTCGATTACTATTGAAGAGTCACGCTCAACCGAGACTAGTCTAGACATCACCGAAGGCTTCCGGTTCAACTCAGGCTTCAGCGCCGGGGCGTTCATTACAGATGATCGTCGCGCAACCATGTATCATGAGAATCCGCTTATCCTCGTCACAGATTATAAGATCTCAGCAGTAGAAGATGTGCTGCCAGTCTTAGAGATGGTAGCAAGAGAAAGTAGGCCACTCATTATTGTTGCAGAAGAGGTAGAAGGACAAGCCCTCGCAGCCTTAATTATGAATGCGATGAGAGGCTCTCTCAAGGTTGCGGCGATCAAAGCACCGTACTATGGAGAAGAGCGCCGCAACACCCTTGAAGACTTGGCGCTATCTACGGGCGCCACCTTTATTACTAGAGAGAGTGGCGTTAAACTTTCCGAGACACGAATGTCACACTTGGGTTCTTCGAAGAGTATTGAGAGTAATAAGTATAGCACAACAATCGTTGGTGGTGCATGTGACTACGAGGCGGTGGAAGTAAAGATCGAATCACTCAAGAGCGAGATTAAGCAAACTGACTCACTATCAGTTTGTGACGCCATCCAAGGAAGAGTAGTAAGATTGTCATCCGGAGTAGCGGTTATCAATGTTGGCGGCACAACCGAGGTAGAAATGACTGAGCGCAAGCATAGGATTGAAGATGCCCTTGAAGCTGTCCGCTCCGCCCAAGAAGGTGGAATCGTCCCCGGCGGCGGCATTGCGCTCCTTAGAGCATCACGCTCGCTAGTCGTAACGACAAATAGTACAGAACAGGCGTTAGGTGCTACGATCATCAGAGCGGCGTGCGAAGAGCCCATTAGGCAGATGGCGTTAAACTCTGGGGAGTCCGCAGATCTTATTGTGCAAAATGTTCTGTCCGATTCGGAAACAAACTGTGGATGGAATTTTTTAACTAACCAAGCGACCAACATGATGGAAGCGGGAGTTATCGATCCAGCGAAGGTGACGATCACCGCTCTCCAGAATGCGGCGAGTTGTGCTGGAACATTAATCACAACTAATTATGGTATCATACAAACGGAGGATAAATAATGCAAGAAGGAGATTTAGTGCACATTCCTCAAGGTGCTGAGATGTGGCTTGAGACGGAAAAAGGAATGAGAATGCGAATAGCTGAAAGACCAATTACTGGCGTATATTTGAGCACGGCTAGCCAATACATATACCGCGTCTATGCGGACGGTAATTGGAATGTAAAAAGATCACACGTATATCCAATGGGAGAAGAAAAACATGTTAGTTAAATTAACAGAGGTGCATCACAACAGCACCCTAACTACTAAGAGCGAATATAGTCTAAGAGAGGTTTTTGTAAACCCGGAGCACGTGGTGATGATCAGAGAAGAGGGGCGTATGCAGACCCTTAACGAACAGGGTGTTTTACCGCAGGATCTATCTAGCGCTCATCGCTTTACAAAATTGACGATAAACCGAGGTCACACTGGAACAGAGATAGTCGTAGTGGGCTCCCCCGATATCGTCGAAAAATCACTTAATCAAAACAAACAATTACTAAGAGGGTAAAATGTCACAAAGAGTTAATATACAATATTCAGTCAAGATCGATGATCTAGAGGAAGAAGTTCAGCGATTAGCTAATAAGGCGTATTCCGTACTCGAAGCGTCTGTCAGCAACAGTAAACACTTAAAGGAGATTGGGATGACAGTTGATTCCCATTGTCAAGTAGACGATACGCGCATAGCTTTATCTGAAGTCGATGCTATTCTTGCCGACGTCAATATGATCATTGGGTCTTTCCTTACATACAAATCCCAACAAATGATGCAAAGCGTCCAGCGACCACCCAACCCAATGGCCCCAGGCGATGGCGAGGCAGAGCCATCCGCCGTGATACCAGAGTACTCCGAGTTGCAGGAGAAGCTAGCTAGCTTTAAGTCTAAGTTAGAAAATGTTGATACTGGTGACGCAAGTGACGCCGATATTAGATAATACAAAGAAGAATGGATGTGCGCACGCTCTAAAAGAACTAATCCCACCCGGCTCTATAATAAATTCTTATGCATTCTATGACGGAAAGCTAGAATTTTCATTAGCCGATGATAAGCGCTTTGTTAATGCACACACATCAAGTACACCTGTATACGTTTTTTGGGCATGCCTAATGCACGATCCCGAGCGACTGTACTCAATGGTTTCGTCAGATTGTCTTAGGTTTGAGGGTGAAGCAATTTTTTCCACGTTACAGGATATGTGGCACCAGCACAGCAGCCCATTCATCCGGGCTAGCCTATTCTACATAATGAACAGGTGCTCCTCCACCGGATTAATATCATCAGGAGAGTTAGACCAGACGAGACTGACAGCTACAGCCATGGCTAAGTTAAAGATTTTCAAGGTTCCAGAGAGCTTTCACCTCAACCTATCCCCAATGAGCCTTGAGGAGCAAATCAACAAAGCAGATTCTCAAAGCTATAATTTGATACCTGCTGGTCACTTCAACTATAACTTATTTGAGGCCGGCAAGAATGTGGCAATCGAAGAAACCTCAATTAACCACAGGCAACTAATAAATCTCTGTAAGAATAAGGAAAACAAGCTTGTGATTACGTATGATTATAATGAAAAAATATTATCCGCCTTCAGGAAGAATCGAATAGTGCTTGTAGATAAATATGGCAGAAAAACAGAACACAAAGAACGAGCAGAGGAGATTATCGTTGCCAACTTCTAATTTATTATTCGCATGCGCCCTGTTTGCAATAGGACAAACCCTAGGCTGGTTCCAGTTGAACTCTCAGTTTGTTTGGAATTGGTGGAGTGATAAGCCATTATTGTCGGCAATCGTCTTTTCGATTCCCACTGGCATATGCTTCTGGTACGGTGTAAAGATAGCTTATGAAGAGATGGGGCAAGTAGTGTGGGGTCCAAGGTTTCTAATCTTTAGTATGTCTTATTTCACCTTTCCTTTGCTTACCTATTATTTTCTTAATGAGAGCATGTTTACTCTCAAGACTATGATCTGTGTCGCATTGTCATTTGCCATTGTTGGCATTCAATTGTTCTGGAAGTGAGCTATGAAAACTATCTATTTATTCGATGTTGATGGGACGCTGACGCCCGCAAAAAGCGGGATTGACCCAGCATTCGCCAAACGATTTTTGGAATGGTCTCGGGGTCACGAGGTATACATAGTCTCCGGAGGAACCTTCGAGAGAATCCTAAACCAAGTTAAAAGACCAATACTGGATCAAATGAAGGGAGTGTTTGCCTGCATGGGCAATGCGTTTTACCGCAATCGCCATAACGAAGAAGATCGCTATAGCGAGTGGTCCGAGGTATACAAGAATAAGTTCGAAATCAAAAAACAAAAAGACTTTTACGCAGAACTCGACTGGGTTGTTAAAGACTCTCCGTTTCACATCAAAACAGGCCGACACTACGAAGAGCGCGTGGGCATGGTAAACTTTTCGATTGTCGGCAGAAATGCCACGATGGAACAGCGAAAAGTGTACGAAGAATATGACGCAAAGTTTAAAGAACGCGAGAAGATAGTTGAAAAGCTCTCGAAAAAGTATAAGAGTATAGACTTTGTGATTGGCGGCGCCGTGAGTATAGACATATTCAACAAAGGCAACGACAAGTCACAAGTAATCCACAAAGTTCTAAAGGACAAATTGAAGAATCATCGTATTGTATTTGTCGGAGATCGGATTCCATTCCCAGGCAATGATCATTCGCTGGCAGTCGTCTTGCAGGCACACGAAAATGGACACACGGTAGAAGTAGAAAGTTGGAAAGATACTGATAAGCTATTAACGACCGACCTTTTTGCCAGCGGTTAGTTGAAAATGCGACTATTTATATTGTTGAGGTAAAAATATGCAAAAATCTACAGATATGTGGTTCCGTTATTTAAACGAAGACCGCGCACTCACCGAAGGCTTGCGAGATATCGGTCTTCCTGAATCAGTTATTGATTATATAGAAAACGCGATGTCTACAGCGCCTGAAAAATCCAAGATGCTTATGGGCAACCTATGGAAAGAGAGCAAAGAAGCAACACGATATAGGGGTCACCACCATCCATCCGTCGCAATGACGGCGACACAGTTGCAGTTCCAACTTGTGGACACCCTACTAAAACAATATAGCGATTATGTCTATCCCTCCAAGGTCTCAGACGAGGGAAAGCCGCAAGATGTGGAAGCAAATTCTTACACTCCCTTCGATATGAACGATCCCGAACAAGAGCGGAGGATGTTGAGCCCAGAGGAACAAGAAACAGCAAAGACAATCAAATTTGTTATTCAGAATATAAAGAATGGTGTGGCTAAACCTTTCGGCACATGGCGTAAGATGATCATGAAGGCAGTTAAAGCCTTAAGCAAAACCGGTCTACCATCCGAAAAGGTCGAGACAACAAAAGAAGATTTAAACGAAATGCTGATGTCTCGCTTCAGGAATTGGTGGTACAGCTATGATGAAATTGCTGCGTTTTTAAATGATGATCCGACCAACTACGAGTTGGCTAAGGAGGCTAAAAAATTTGATGGAAGTGGTTTCGATATCAAAGAACTTGCTATTATGGCTAAAAGCTATTTAGACAACAAAGAAGATCCTGACCAAATAATCCATCAATTTGACGACGGCTACTACTGGATCAATCTTCAAACTACTAACTGCCCCGTAGAAGCCGAGCGAATGGGCCACTGCGGAGACGACAGCCGTGGAACACTCATCTCACTTCGTAAACGTAAAGGTGACCGCAAGGAGTCCTCCTCCTATGTAACAATGACATGGAATGGTGATAATATGATAGTCTACCAGATCAAAGGTCGTTACAACCGAGCACCTGACGAAGAATTTTGGCCACACATCGCGTGGTTTATAGATGAGTGGGGCGCCGAAAGCGTCGAAGAGACCGGCGAACACTCAGACGACACAGAAGGGTTTATTGAGATGAACCAGTGGCTTAATGAGAACACTAGTGCAGAAATAGAGATCGGAGGAGAGAGCATCGAGGAGTTAATGCAACATGTCGAGGATAAAGCTGACCGGGAAACTGAGCGCTTTTATGATAGTCGCGAAGAGGCCGAGAACACAGACTGCTCCTGCACCGTTGAATCTGGCGCCGATATGGGCGGAGATCCCAACAACGTCTACCTCTACATGAGTTGTGAACAAAGCTTTCAGATCAACCTTGGCTGGAAAGGCTTCGAAGCCAGAAATAACGAGTACACACCAACCCTGGGTCCAGATGACACCACCCAAGACGACCTCCGCGAAACGATTCCCGTGGACGGATGGACCGGCGCCTCGCGAGACTTCGTCTCCGAAGTAGGATTAGATGATTACAGTTACGAAACCCCCGGTGAAGACCCAGAGGTCAGCTACGAAGTTCGCATGCTGACCGGATTTGATCCTGATATGGAAGTGGGTAGCCCCGAAATACCCCCAACCGCACATCTTCTGATAGCTATAAGAAATACCGAAACTGCAGCCAGCGAAGATCCCTCAGATGGAGACGTTTATGCATATGAGAATTACGTGAATGAGTGCCTCGATATTGACAAACAACACTCCGCCCATCAAGAGAAATTCCGACGCCTGCTTGTTGATGGTAACTATATGGAAAAGAGTGTATACGATAGAACTGTGACAGAACTGAAGTCAATGAAGTTAGAACACTTCCGAGTTGATGAGGATGATGTAGGACTTAAATTTTGGTTTAGAAATGCCTCGTCGATCTCTAACACGCTTGTTGGAAGCAATATGACAATCCCTAATAATGTTAAACAATATGTGGGTGACACACTCGGTGTCCATGGGCCCTGGCAACTGCGCCGGTCGCTGCAGGGACTATATTCCAAAGCATTTGGGGGATCTTGGGGCACAGAAAAGATTGAAAGCTTTTCTCTTAATGACTTGATGGCCAAGCACATCCAGGCAGCGTACGCCAGAAAAAGTGCGCCAGATCCTAAACAGCTTAGTCTTGGGCTTGGAGATCAATACAAAGCCGCAGCGCCAAGTATAGTGTTAGCCAAAGATGCAACGTTTGCGATCGTACCAGACATAGACAAGAACAAGGGCGATCATTATGATAAATTAGGGCTTGCATGGCAGTACGTTATTGGTGTTAGCCACTTATCTCCGAGCGGAGAAATTGAGGTTGTTAAAAATATCCTTGAGTTTATTAACAACAATCCGCAGATCGTCGCCGAGGGCGCCAATAAGATAATCAAGGACGGGATTGATGAACTGAACAAAGTCGCCCAAGCGAACAAGCAAAAGCTTTTGGACCCCAAAAGGTTCGCGGATGCCCTCTCCAAAATACGCTCGCAGCATGCCGCCAACGCAGAGTTGTTTGACCCGGCGACCGGCATGGCGCCCGAGGCTATGAAAATAATCTTAATCATAAGGTGGTTCGAGAGCAACTATGAAAAGATGAGTGAAGTCCAGAAATATACTATGTGGAAGCACTACCTATCGCCCCTGTTGGGAGGTACGTTCCGAACC